ACAAGAGTAAATGAATTTATTGATTACCAGAAAAAAATCAAGAAAGGAATGAATGGAAAAAAATTAGATTGACGAAAAAGAGTCGCTTGAGAAATTAATCCCAAGCGACTCTTTTTTTTTGTCAAGAATTATTGAATGAAGAAGTTTAGTTCAATTCTTTCAACAACTCTTGTTGGATTTAGGGTAACATTTACATGGAATGTTTTTCTCTTTCTTTCATACTCAGTTGCACCAACTTCAACATTATATGAATCTAAACCACGTTTCGCTTTAATCACTTCTAGGAATTCTACAATCTGACCTGATACTTGTCCCCAAGTAATTGGATCATTCTGTTCGAAGATGAAGAAACGACAGAATTGCTCAATTGCTCGTTTACAGTAAAGAACAAGTCTGACAATATTTAGATCCTGAAGCGCACTTGGTTTTGCTTGTGAAGTCAATTGACCCCAAACAACATAACCTTGTGAGAATCTAACGATTGGATTTAACTGTTTTAGATACAACTGATCACGTTGTCCAAGTCTTGGATTATATCTTAACTCCTTAATATTATTGATTGCTGCTCTATTGAAACCTGCAGCAGCAAACCAAAGCTCAGCAACATTATCATTCCTTGGAATAATATATGACATATGGTAGATTGGTGAGAACCAAATATCTTCACCAGTAAATGGATCAGAAACTTTATTATATGGTTCATATAGCGCAACATAGAAAGTATTGTAAGTATGATCATCTGTTCTTGTATCCAATGCATTATTTACTGTAGTATTATCACCATTATCAAGAATACCAACACAATCACGTCTAGTTGTACAAAGAGTTGTAATTGCTGTCTTTACATCTGTTGGATAACCTGCATCATATACAAGGTTAAAGAAAACATTCTCAGTATCTAGAATTTCATCAACATATACACTTGTTGCTGTAATTGTTGCTTTTGGATTCAATAACAACCCTGAGTATGCTTGTTCTAATCCTGTTTCAGCGTTCCATGGATTTGAGATACTGATTGGATCAGTATTTAGTGATCCATCTGCTTTTCTTAAAGCACCCTCGGATCCTTTCTTTAGTGGAACAGGTTCTGAAGAAGCAAATGGTGTAGAAAGATCAGCATTTGATTTCTTAATTCTATACGTGATTGTTGATCCAGTATCGAACCCAGTGGTTAGTCCATTCCATCCTTGTGTTGCCCCAGTTAACATTCTATCTTGGAATACATTAATTGTATCATTATTAACACCTGATGAAGCGCCTAGCCAACCCCAGATCTCTGTTCCTCTGGCATCCTTAGCAATAACAACATAAGATGCATTACCTATTTCGGTTGCATTTTCCCAATCTGAAAATACTTGCTTGTTATCTGAGATAATAGCACTACCTGGTGTAAGATCAACTGAAACAGTTCCGATTTCATTATCATATACTTTCACAGCAACATCATAACCTTCAGTATAATCACCATTAGCAAGTTCCATTTGTGCTCTTAGAACATCTGAATATGTCTCTAAAACGCTTACAATCCAAATCGAGTCACCAGCATTATCCACTGCATTCGGCTCAAAAGAAACATCAAATGATTCAATAATAACATCTTCTTCGTCTGATTGTTTCTCGTAGACATCCAATACATATACACCATCTAAGGTTGGATTAGAATGTTCAGTGATCCTTATTGCAATGGAGTTATAAAAATCCCCCCTTCCAATAGGATAAATAATGCAGATTGGTTTCTGTTCAGGATTACTAACTCCTTGCGGATCAACTTCGAGACCAGTCATGAGTTGTCTCATAGTTGCAAACCCATCTGTTGTTTGGTCATAATCAATCCAGATTGATGCAGTTGCATCTGCCGCTGCTAACCGTGTATTAATTCGTAAATGTGCATAAGCAGCATCATCTGGTAAGACTCTAATCCAATAAAGAGAACCTGATTCACCAAGATGGTTATATGCAATATATGGACCCTGTCCATAATTCCTTCCAAATTCTGTGATATCTGGTTCGCCCCACTCACTGATAAACTCAGATCTAGACCCTACAAATACTAGTTCATTGTCTCTTCCTTTTCGAGTATATCCACAAAGAAAACCAATAGTTGACGGAACAACTTGAATAAATGTTGATAGGTCTATGATCTTCGTAAAAACACCCGGAGATACATTAGCCATAATCTTTTACCTCCACAATATTTTATTTTCTAGTATAATTCAATTCTATTAATAACTACTCCTTTCTCTCCAGGTCTAAAATATCTTTAAAAAAAATTTTCCTTTTATACGTATAGATACCACACAAAGATTAAGCGTCTGTCTGATGATTTAATTATTGATGGGAATGTAACTCGGGAAAATAAGCTAAATTGACCGGAATAAGCACCAACTCTTGAAGCAGCTGAAAACAATCCTGCTTCGCTTAATTGTTCACCATTAGCATCGTCAATACTAATAGTTGTTGTAATCTTAATAACCAACCATCGTGAGTCATTTAAAATATCGGGCTCAAATTCAACAGAGTCGAACCTTTTTTTATAATAACCAGTCTTTGGATATGTTCCACCACCAGGTATTGGATCACCTGCAGTATGCGGATCTGCGTAAACAGTGCCTGTTGAATCATTTAGCATAACAGGTGAACTTAAATCATCATCTTCATTTGTAGGCGGAACCGGATCAAGTGGATCAGCTGGTCTTACACCACCTTCACCCAATCCAAACCAAGTTACGAACTCATCTTTAGTGGGAGTCGCACTTGTATTTTCTGTATCTACTAATCTTTGTGCTAGCATTTCTCTTCCGAGATAAACAACTAAATTACTTCTATGAACTAATTCCTTTTTACCATCATCTCTTTCTTCATAAACTTCAACTTCACCATGAGGAAGTCTTACATTATCTTGTTGACTCTGACAAGAATCATTAAGACAATTCTCTCCATACCGATCTCGTGCAATGATCTCATGAACTTTTACTTTTTCCATAGTTTATGTCCTTCTAAGAGTAACGAATTATCTTTATATTTTGTTCTATAGAATTAGAAGTTTTAGTTTTGTGTAAGACTTGCCCCAAACTTATACTAATCTAAAAATGTTCCACAATTAGGACAGAACTTAAATGATGATTTTGATTTTGTCCCACAACTGGAACAAGTTAATTTATCTTTTACTGTAAGTGGTTTTTCAACTTCTGAACCAGTTTGTGTGGCTCCTCGCAATTGAATGATAATTACTTGAGGAGCTTCAAGTTCACCAATACATCCATAATTAAATCTTTGATCACATTCATTGCCCTTAACAGTAATTCCTTCATCTGCTTTCGGTGCATCAAGACCAAGCGATTCAACAGTTGTTTTTCCACTATCAACAGCAGACCTCATTTGTGCATTTAACCCATTAGTGGATGAATATGTTAATTCTCTCTCATTTGCTGATCCAACCTGAGAACTATTACAAACTGATGAAAAATAATTGTAATGAATTGGTGATCGAAAAGAGTCATATGGATATTCATTTAACCATGTAATTTGTTTTCTTGGTTTTTCAAAAGCAAATTCAACACGAATAATTCCATCATCTAGTCTATCTCCACGATGATCTTGAATTTGTTTTGTCTTTTGAATAAACCTAAAACGATTTTTTGCAATAGTTCCTTGTAGAAATCCCATTAATTCTGTTTCAGAGTTTGCATCTAAAATAAGTGAGTGGCAATCTAAAACATCTTGTCCATCAATACTAACCTTAATATTTGCTCTTTTTGAATTGAGATTCTTTAGTAGGAGAGAATACTCACTTCCAAATGGAAGATGAACGATATCATCTCTTACTCTTAAGATTTTTCCATCTGATTTTACTTCTACTACGAAATGATCTTTATACGTCATGGTAGGAACCTCCTTCTCAGGTCACAGACTAAGACCTCGAATTTTTAGTTTAAAGTCTGTCGGATGTTTTGGGGCAAGTCTTGTATATATGTTCTCACTATATATATAAATTAGTGATAGGAATTATTCTAAACTTTTTAAAGGAGGCATCTTATGCCCGATCATGCATCTGTTGAAAGCAAATTGGTATGTCCAACTTGCGGTCATAAAATGATGGAAACCCCTTGTGGAAAGAATGGCGTAATACTCGAATGTTTCTGGTGCATAAGTGAACAAACTACTCCAGAAGAAAGACTTTACGAAAACCATTGCTGGAGATGTAAGGCTCCTATTTCCAGTATATATTGCACAAGGGCAAAAAACCCGAATGACGGATATGTTTGTGTTGTTTGCGGTGCAGATTTATCCGGGCTAAGAAAGGAGGTTGTATAATGCCAGGACGTGATGGAAAAGGTCCCAAGGGTGGTGGTCCTCGTGATGGACGAGGTGGAGGAACAGGTCAAGGTCCCCGGAAGCCTTCTCAGGGAACGCCGAAATCGGGAGGTCGAAAAGGCAACTGCTAAGGAGGTAAAATTGGGAGCAAATTATATTCTTTTTAGAAAAGCAATGTTGGAGTCGGTTCCACCAAACGAGAGAAATGATTCTTATATGTCAACCGCCTTCATTAGAAGGCAATTCAAGCTATTAGTTCAAGGAATTCGAGATGTCAGGATTCATGATGCAGCATGTGTAGCATGGAGTAGATGCGGTGGAACCTGGTAACCAGCTTGGGGGAGCTGGAGTGCTGGATGTAGGGGATTTCTGGAGCGAGTCACTCTGGTGCCCGATCCATTCGGCGATTGACTCACTCCAGTTCCCCCATTTTTTTTTTTTGTCAAGAAAAAATTGGTTTGTCAATCTCAGTCCTTTCAATTGTATGATTATAATTCTTCCAATCGTCTTTAATCTCGTCAAGAAACATATAGAATTTGGCATTAAAGTTTAAGATTAGTCCATCACGTTCTCTAATCTCTGCTTCAATGATATATCCACCAACCTGAGGGTGTAGTCCCTTTCGTTTTAGGTAACTCGTCTGTGCCTCAAATGTGCCGCATTGTGCACCAAAAATACTTCCAAACATTGATTGAACTTGAATATGGAGATGACCTGATAATAGAAAACGAATGGTGGGATTATCTTTTTGATTCCAACAAATTTTTGCTAACTCGTTGTATGCAATCTGTTCTACAGCTTTTTGCATTCTATATGAAACTGCATATGGCACACCCCCAGAAGGATGCCAGAGTTTCATATCAACATTTGGTAGAATAGGAATATCTGCTTCATCAAAACCAACATAATGAACATCAGATCTCTGTGCCTCAATTGCTAATAATGGATTATGGCCACCACCTCGTTTAATGAAAGAATAATCATGGTTTCCACCAAGGAGATACCATTCAAATCCTTCTGGTAAATTAACAATTACCGACTCTTCTTGTTCTTCAGCCGATAAAGCATATACTTCATATTCTTGGCCAGGATATACTTTATAACCAGCAACGACATCACCAGGAACAAAGATATGTTCTACGCCTTTCTTTTTACAGATTTCACAGAATTCTTTTAATGCAGAAATTTGACAAGATTTTGAACCGAAGTGGGGATCTGAAACAATTCCAAAGATAATCTCTTTCGTAGCTAATGGACCAGAAAAATATTCCCCTTCAGAAGCTACATCTGAACTTAAAATGATATTTTTTTCATCACATATAATCTCATAACCTTGACTTCGAAAATGTGAAATGAGATTAAAAATTTCTCCAGGGGAACAACTTAGTTCATCACATAATTCATCGCCTTTAACATTTCTTCTACGTTCTAGAATATTGATGAATTGCTCATCAAGTGTTCCTCTATCTGTTCCAACGCTCTTTAAATCATCATCATTAATATGATTTTTCTTTACATTTGCAACATATTTATAAAACGCTTTTATATCGTTCCTATAATCAAATCCCTCCTTTGCTCTTTGATAAATTGTCTTTGTGGGTGTTCCTTTTAGGATTTCTTTCTTAGTAAATTCAATCAATCCAGGATAAAACGTCTTCATAAATGGCCCTCCGATACCATTATTATTTTTAGTTTGTTCTAATAAAAAGGAATTATATCTAAGGAAGGAATTGTTAGATTACTACTAATTTCAACTAGTTGGTTACTCAATGAACAATCCGTAACCAGTTTCTTGTAAAATCTTTTGACCATTTTCTTGAAGGATAAAACCTAAGTCTCCCAAACCACCTTCAATAGTAATTTCGACGCTATCGAATCCATGAGTGCAATCAAATGTTCCGTTGCTATCATAATCTCTAAATCCGCTAGTTTGTCTATAAAAAGTTATCTCTTCAACACCAGCTGGAACAAACCATATTAGTTTATAGTTGCTAGAATCTAAATTACCTGAGAATCTAAGAGTAAATCCAGTTGTTGTTTTTTCAGTTATTATGGTTTCATAAATTGATGTCGAAGTATCATCAGTATTTACAAGATATGATAAGATTTGATAATTTGTACTATCTTGTGCAGTTGCAAAAGTTACATCAACCTCATTTGTTCCAGCTGGAATTGTTGTCTCAATACCTTCCGCTTCTACATCAACTACAAACCAATCTAAAACATAATTTGCCGAATCAATTGCACCAGAAAATACAATCTTAAATCCAGAAGTAGTTTGTTCTGTTATTATATAACTATAAATTGCTGTTGTTGCATCTACTGTATTAACCAAACGAGTAGATAGAGAATATGTATTACTAGCTTGAGGTGTTGTGAAAGTTACATCAACTTCAGTAGCACCAAATGGAATTGATTCTTGCCCTATATTGTCTCCATCTTCTATTGTCCAATCAATCGAATAATTCGTTGAATCTGTAATACCTGAAAGAGTAACTTCAAAACCACTAGTTGTTTTATTTGTTATTAAACTAGCATATAGAGACGGAGGCGAATCAACAATATTAACAATTGAGTATCCAATACTATAATTAGTATCTGATCTAGGGATATCAAAAGGAATATCAATTTTTTTCTCGATAGAGGACGATTCACTTCCAGCTATCGCTGTTTGAGATGTTTCTAAAATTTCTGAAACAACAAATGCAGTTCCATCTCTTGGACATCTAAGTCCATCATAGTATTTATCTCTATACTCAATAAAAACTTCTCTACTAATATCGGTTACTGCACCAATGTCATGATAGGAACCACAATCATATGTTTCTCTAGAATAATATGTTGCACCTGTTGAGTCAATATCGCATACCATATTACTATATGGTTGCCAATACAATGTCCAATCAACACCTGTATCTGGTTTAGCTTCTTGGAATGAATTATGTGCTTGAATACAAATATAATGGACTCCATCCCATGATGTTATAACATCATTAACTGCATAGAAAACTTCCTTTTTCCAAATTCCCTTCCATGTAGTTCCAACAGGAGTAGCAAGGAATTCTCTATGACATTTATCATTAGCAATAGTATCGCCTGTATCAGCGCATATTGTCAACGTATCAGTAGCATCAATTGGTAGATCTTTACAACAAGGAATACTATTACCTGTTATAAAATCATGGAACTCAAAATCAGCACTTATATCACCAAATTTATCTTCAATAATTATTGAGTTAAATAGTCTTTCTCTAATCTGTAAAACTTCTAATAGTAAAATTCTTGCCCGATAAGGTTTAAAGAATTCTATTACATCTCCAAGCTCATCAAAAAATGCTTTAATACCAGGAAGAACAAAACCAAAATTAATAAAACCAAACCCAATATTACTTCTTACCCAATTAGCTAAATCCCTAATTAGTGATATAAGCAATTCATCTTCATCTGCAATACTTGTATCAATTAATGATTTTAATTGTGGATCAACTAAATTAAGAATGGTTCCCGCATCAGATGTAGTTTGAAGAAAATTTCTTGGAACTTCACGACTGAACCTGTCATAATATTGACATAATTGATAAACTAATTCTTCTCTTGATGATGGATTTTTAGCTAAGGATTCATATTCAGTAAGGATATCAGCTGTAATAATATTCGTTCCATCATAACAAACAAAATTTCCTGATGGAGATGAGTAACAGGTTTCACTGATAGGATTTGCTGGTGCTCCAACATCATATAACTTATTGAACATATAAACACATGATAAATACAATTCTAATAATGAATGGGTTTCTCCAAGGTACGAAAATTCAGCATCTTCAGGTAATGGAAAATCACCAATTGAACCAGCATCATACCACGGTTTCCAAACATTAAAATATTGATCTTGAACACGACGAACCAACAGTGACATTTCAGGCCCATCAATATCCACTGCAGGCATAACTCCTATATATGGAGTTTTTGATGGGAGATTAATTTTATTTGTAGAATTTAATTGAAGAATTTGCTGTATTGTATATAACCAGTGAGGATCACTGTCAACAATAGTATCATACGCAAATCTATGACGAGACTGATTGAGTGTTGTCCCTGCAACCGGAATACCTTCAAATTCTAAATTACCTTGTTCGTTTAATTTTAATAGATACTCAAAAATATCTAAATCAGTAACACCATAATATTGTAGAACTTCGACTAATGCTTGTGGTGTTCCCTTGATTTTATATAAATTTACAAGGTCTAGAAAAAACTGAACCTTCTGTTCAAGAGGATTCTCAGTTGGTCCCCGAAGTATTGAGGAATGTGGATACCCCATACTTCTAAACAATTCATCAAGGTCAGAATTAGGAAGAGCGTGGGGGTCAGATATTTCTTTGCTTAAAGTTGTAAGAGTTCTGTGTGATGCAAATAAATCAATTAGGAATTGTCTAATTCTTTGATAATCAGCAGTATTATGAGCAAGTTGATCAATAACATTTTCAAAATATGTAGATACTTTCGTCCTATCACCCTTTGCCAGCGCATCAATGACATCTGTAACATCCGCAGATTGCCCTTGAATTGCTTTTAATATCTCCCAAAAAAGGTCAAATTTAGAAAGCATTCTATCTCCTTAAGTACAAACTAAATCAATATCAACATCTCTAGCTGACATAAAGGCGAAATACTCATCTATTAAAAGGAACTCAAAACAAGTCTCCAAAAGAGTTCCTGTTGATACCAATTGAAGATTATTGTAATTTTGATAATTACTATAAATTTTTAAATCTAAATAAAGATAAATAAGTTTTGATAATGTAGTATTTAAATTATTATAATTTGATTTTAGAATATAAATATTTGCTGTAGCATCAGAAATAAATTCAACAGATGTTGAATCAACAATTGTGAGTGCTGTTGAATCTTGTCTATATGCTAATAAAGCATCTAATAATACAAAATCATGTGATTGAAGTTGAAAGGCATTACTTCCAGCACTATCCAAAACAAGATATTTAGCAGATGCCGGATATATAGTTAAACGATTTCGAGTTAATTCTGGCCAGCATTGTGTTCTGGTTTCATTTTTATATAGATACTGATAAGTATCATAAGGATAGTTTTCATTAAATAAAAGTTCGATGAATGATTTTTCAGGTAGGAAAATCTGATCTATTGCGACTGGCGCAGGAACTTCATTCTTATTTACAATTGAGTTTATAACAAAACGATTGAACCAGGTTTGTAATTCTGGCACAAGCGTTGTGTTTGCTAACGCCATCCATTACTCCCTCACATCAGTTTGTATTAAATCCTGTGTGCTCAACATATCTAGAATATGAACGAACATTGTTTCTGGTCGAAAGTTATGAAAAGTAAATTGTTCATTCCTTGAAACATCTGTACTCCATCTACCAGAATGAAACCTTACTGACTCTTCTAATGTATTGAATTGATCCTCCGTAAGTATCTTTAGAAAAGTATCTTTATTAGAAGCAATCATATCTCCTGCTTCTTTATCATGAGAAGAGTCAGTATGTGCCCTGGTTCCTAATTTACCATATTTCAAGGTATCATGTAAAACAACAGCAAAGAGCAATTTATCAGCATCTGGTGTCTTCTTATCAGCACCAAACATCTTTAATAATTTACAAGCAGCAAATAACATTTCATAAACATGCTCTGCATTTGTTGGAACAACACCATTCAATTTCTTATGATATTTACCAGTAGACGAAGTTGGTTTTTCCCAAATATCAGGTAAGACCTTATCAATTCCTTGCCAAAGCTTAAACCCTTTTTCTGTCATATATTTTTGCAATAATTCTACAATTCTCTCTTTGTAGGACATGATTAACCCTTTCTTTATTTACCGATTTTTGATTTCTCTTTCGAAATTTTCTCACTAAGTTTCTTAGAACATTTGTCAGGATTTTTAGCATTTTTACACATAGTCTTAGCTTTTTCATATGTTTGTATTTTCTTTTTTATTGCCTCAACTTTTGCTCTATCCATACATTTTGTTTTTTCTACACCGCTTAATTTATTACATGCTCTTGCTTCCTTAGTTAAAAATCTATCATATACCATTCCAGCAGCTGCTACAGCTGCAGTAATAAATGTTGCAAGAACAAAGCCATCACGAACTCCAATTTGATAAACCATACTGAGCGGATTTAGATCTATTTCAGAAACATTAAATCTTTCATTAACTATTACTTCTGCTTGTTCATTTAATCTAACAATCTTTCCATCTAGTAATAACGCTTTTACCTGAGCATCAGTAGCTTCCTTCTGAATAAACTCCAGCATTTGAATTTTTGCAGGCTTACTTAGTT